CCTCCTTGCTTCCATTCTTCCAAGGAAGATTGGTCTTAGTCTGAGTTGCTTGGCTCATGTATTACCAAGGGGCTACCCCTATATAAAGCTTTTTTCACAAGAGTGGNAAAAGTGGCAACTTCACCCAAGGCTCTAATTAGAATTTAAAGCCTACCTTGAGGAGCGGTTGCCACAGGACAAACTAGGTTTTGTCCATTAGGGTGTGACCTGCTCCGAGTCAAACCGCGAACGGTCAGGAGACGGAGACACTAAAAGATAAAGAGAATTCCTTCATAGCTGTATACGCTTAAGTTTATAACAGGGAATCAGTGAGGCAAAAGGTGATACAAAATTTTAGCTACACGTCGTTAATCAACTAAGATGCGCATCGACCGGAAAGGGATTGGTCAGCACTTGTTCAGCTTGAGTTTGTTATTGCTTGTCGTATGTTGGCGTATGGTCTATTCTTGTCTTTAAGTTCAGGTCACGTGTTATGGCCGATAACCATAAGTGAGTGGGGGTAAGTTTGGGCTCCCCACCTCGATAATAACCAATAGGGTATCCCTATATAAGCTTTTCCCCCATGCTCTTAATCTCACTGACATACACATCACCAAGTTCAAAAGAACCATAGGTAAAGTCTGACTTAACAGCACAGAACCATCTGGCGTGAGGATTCTTTGCTTCGTTCTCAGCGTTCTGGTATTTTTTTAATACTCTCCATTCAAAGCCACGTGGGCCAGTCCAGACCTCATAAGGGTCATCAGTCTTGCGTGTCTTACCACATAAGTTTTTGCTCATAATATACTAATGAGTATGTCTATATAAAGGTTTTTTCACGCAAGTGGAAAAGGTGGGGGGAGGCCCTACCCCCCGGAGGTGTCCGAAAAACAAACGAGCTATTGGCTGGCCTTTTTGATAATCTTATTTGTTTCTTTTTTCCAACTGCGTTTGAGTGGTTTGTCGTAGCTCACAGGTTGCACCCACAGCAAGGTGCGTCTTCACACCCGCAGAGAACAATGTAGTCCCCTGCTTCGCTTATACCAGAGATGACCATGTCATCTAAAATATCTAAGATGCTTTTCAATTTCTCACATCCTCAGCAAGACCCAAACGGATAGCCATAAGTTGCTCATGGACTCCTAAGTCAATCTTGTTTTTGGTTATGGTTCTGCGTGCTACTCTGCGGAAACGGTGGGTGTTTCTCATGTCTTGTATTTTGCTCATATTACTCCATTGAGCAGGCCTTTATAAAGGTTTCTCTGTCGAAGCGTGGGTTGTGTTCGGCACACATACCGGCAAAGTCTCGGACCATGTTAAGGTCTGCGTCATGCTTGGCTAATAACTGAGCTATTGCTACAAAATGTTTTCTAGTCATATATTACCAACGGGTGTGTCTATATAAAGGTTTTTTCACATGAGTGGAAAAGGGCGCCCAGCTGTCCCACCGTAGTAGGCCGGCTCACTGGGCTGGAGATGCGTCGCTACGTTTAACGCTCGGGCGGACTTATGCCACTGGCCCTTCGCCATCACTTGTCAGGCGTCTCCTCTTGTCCCCATGCTGGAAAGTTTATTAAACTCACTCATACACTTGCCACTTCCAAATGGTGCACCTACTCCTACGGCCACATCTTACAGTGTTGGGGACTCATGGAATCTAAATAGTTAATTCACCTTCTAATTCCTTTTCCATTTCTTTGCGTATTCTTTTTAGTTTTTCTGTATTGGCATAAATCTGTTTTAAAGATAAATGCGCCCACGGGTGTTTTGCCATACTATACCATAGAGTGACCCTATATAAGGGTTTCTCTCAGTCTCCTGTCCAGAATGTTGCAAACATCTCACACTCGCAATCTTCACATAGTCCGCCGAATAGTTCGACCTCATCAAGCCCGCAGTCCTCGCAACTGCCAAATGGTTCTCCTCTGCTCATAATATACCAAGAACACTACCCTATATAAAGGTTTTTTCACACGAGTGGAAAATCTCACTTTCTCACTCATGCTGTTTCTCACTCATGCTGTTTCTCACCCACGCAGGTTCTCACCTACGCAGGTTAAAATCCCTCGTATTTAAGGGCCTTAGATATTTATCTTAGTCTGATAAGACTATTTCTTAATGCTTTTGCATAAGTTGCTTTTGGTAAATTGATTTTACAATCTTCGTTTTGAAGTTTATATTTCAATGCACTAATTACAGCTATTGATGTTTTGTTATCCATTTTAGTTACCTCCATGTATTAGGTATAGGTTGAGAGGGCCGGAGCCCTCCCATACCCCCCACACGGCCTTTATTGTTGGTCGTGTATTTGGTCGACGATGTTATGTAGTATGTCTAACATATAGCCATAAGTTATCACATCATCATGTCCATATCGATTTTTATTCATTTGGTCGATATCATACTTATTTAATTCTATTTCGAATTTCACTTATTCACCTCCCTTTGTATTGATTCCTTCGTTTTTACCTGTCTCGAATTCTTTAACGATGGTTTGTAATCGCTCGATTACATGACGACCGTATTTATTCAATTCATGACCCTTCATGCCGGCAGTATCTGAGAGATACATTAATTGCCCCATTAAATGGTGTAATGCGTTCGATTCATGATAGTTTGCCCTATTCATGTCCGTTGTTGCGTATGCCCTTTTCATATATGTTTTTACGTTCATATTTTTTTCCTATATCAGTATTTGATATTTAGTGCCCTAGCTCCGGAGAGCTAAGGTCACCTATCAGTTTACTTGTTACCCCCGTAAGTATAACCTTTGTTACCTATACCGGCCATACCTTGAAACTTTGGTTCTTTACCGTATTTCTTGATATGCTCCCAAACTAAGTTAGCTTCATGAGCTAAGCCCTCAAAAACATTTTCAAATTCAGCCATAACTATTAGGCTGATATCTTGACCCTTTTTAGGTCGGTGCTTAGATAGACGGCTTTGAGGGTCTGAGGTGATACCGTAATACACGGCTTCCTTAGTGGCTTCACTGCCGAAGTCAGCACCTACAAAATGATATGAAGTCTTTTCTGATTGTTGGGCTAATCGATACACAAAATACTTTTGATTATTCATTGAACTCCATATAACAATCATAACACATTTCTACATTATGGCTTTCGTGTGATGCTTCGACTTTTTCTTTAAAAAGGTCAAAACATGGTTCACAAAAAATCTCGATGTCTTTAGACATTTCGTCTCTATAGAGGTCACCGCTTATAGTGTCCTCTTCAAATCCTATTTGGATTAACTCGCTGTCGGATAAATGGTTTTTTACCATAATGTGAGAATAGCAACCTACTTATAAAGATTTTAGGTCAATCCGTGCTTAGCTCTCTAATCTATAGCTCCAAAAAGAACACCGGTTAAGGCTCATATTCTCAGCTTCTCGCGTAGTCTCTCAGTATCTCAGCCCCCCGTCTAAAATTATAAGGCACATCGTCTATTTTCTTTGACTACCCCTTTAAACAAATCGAGTGAAATTTTGAAAGTCATTATATAGCTATATATAGATATAATAGGTAAGCTACTATTAATAACAATACTAAGCTCTATATAGCACTCCTCAGTTTGGGAACAGTAACCTTTATATAGGGTCAAAGGTTAAAATATAATTGTATGACAAAGAAAACGCAAAACTCCATTAAATGGACATGTAATGAAATCAGGGATTTGCTATTAGCTAAGAACAAAGCTTATGGCGATAGTGCGTTAGAACCTGACAACATTTTTAGTAAGCTCGACAATGCACAGGCTATCTGTGCACGAATCGATGACAAGCTCAGCAGAATAAAGAATGTAGGGCTTGATGACAACACAGAGGACACACTTGATGACCTCATAGGATATTTAATCTTGCTCAAAGTTTCGCGGGAGCGTAGCGGCAGCAAGGAGACTGTATGGACCACGTGCAATTGTGAACACGGGTGGCATAATTGTGAATGCGATACAGGGTACGTACCTCCATGGAGCTTAGAGCTACCAAAGGATGCAAAGGTTACGGTGTTCGAAAAAAGCAGTGATTAGTGGAGCTTAATATGTTTGAGAAATTATGTACGACTTCAGTGATTAGAGATGCTGGTGAAGAAGGTGTTGTAACGCCTTTGATAATAGACGCCGCCCTGACGGGCGGGTTAGGATTAATGAATCCTTCTATCTTAAAAGATGGCGACGATTGGATTGTCAATGTTCGTAATGTTTCCTATACTTTACATCATTGTGACCCTGAATACATAGAAGGAGATAATCAAGATGGTAAATTCCAAACACCATGGGGACCTTTGAACTATGTAAGACCTGACAACGACCCATACCTTAGAACAGATAACTATGTAGGTTATTTAAATCTTGGATGGGGTATAGAAAGATATCATAAGATTAATACTGATAAGTTTCCTAAAATGCCTGATTGGGAATTTATAGGGCATGAGGATGGTAGACTTATGAAATGGGATGACCAATTGTGGTTTGCTGGTGTTAGAAGACATGCACCAGACGGTAAAGGTAGAATGCAAATGTCTAGGTTACAACTCACAAATAATGCAGTTACAGAACAAGAGAGGCATATAATTGAGGTACCCGATAAATCATCATACTGTGAAAAGAACTGGATGCCTATTCTAGATATGCCATTTCACTTTGTAAAGTGGATGAACCCTTTAGAAATAGTTAAAGTAGACCTTGTTAATGATAAAGCAGAACAAATTCACCTAGGTAAAGAATTACCATTTAAAACTATTGACCCTAGAGGAGGTTCTCAAGTAGTAACACATGGAGACTACAGAGTAGCTATTACACACAGTGTAGACCCATGGCAAAGTGAAAAAGGAGATAGAGATGGTCACTACAACCATAGAATGATAGTATGGGATAAAGATTGGAATTTAGTTAGTATAACACAACCGTGGAAATTTATGCATGGTAAAATAGAATTTGTATGTGGGTTAGTCATAGAGGATGATATAATGTATATAACGTTTGGTTATCAAGATAATTCAGCGTATTTATTTAGAGTACCATTCAAATTTATGGATAGCTTACCTAAGGAGAAATTATGAAACCTACTTACGACGAATTAAAACAACAAGTGATAGAACTCCAAAAAGAGTTAGATAATAGACCTGAACTACAATATCACCCTACACCACACATAAGGAATCTAAAAAACTATATAGACGACCCAACACCAGAGAATATGTTTTATGTGGCCCAAGAGTACGAAGCTTTTGGTCAGACAGCCTCAGCTATAGGTTTCTATCACCAATGTGCTGAAAGAACTGATAATAACAATTTAAGTTATGAGTGTTTACTAAGAATGTCTATTTGTTATAGAGAACAAGGAGATAGGAAAGCACACGAAAAGAATTCTTTACTAATGGCTATTGCTTTGATACCAGATAGACCAGAAGCTTATTTTCTTTTATCATTAGTTTATGAAAGAATAGCTCACAGTGAAGATAATCAGAGATGGTGGGATTCCTACACTTATGCATGCATAGGGGAATCTGTCGCAGACAATAAACACCAACCACTCCAGAGTGATATAGATTACTATGGTTCTCATTTCTTTTTGTTTCAACAAGCAGTAACATTATGGTGGGTTGGTAGATGTGATGAATCTCGTGAGTTATTTGAGGAAATATTAAAGAGAAACGATTATCCTAAAAGTATACAAAAGTTGATTGAAAATAATCTATCTAATCTTATAAAGAATAAAGGGAGGAACATGGGTAGATGAAACTTATAGATAATAAATTTTATATACCAGACAATATGGAACAATACCTAGGAGCTAACAATGAGCTTCCAGAAAGTACTGTTATAGAATGGTGTAAAAATAATATAGATAGTTCAAAATGTTTTATAGACATAGGTGCTCATGTTGGTACATACACATGGTCAGTTGCCCCTTATTGTAAAGAAGTAATTGCGTTCGAACCGACTAAACATATTTATAATATACTCTGTGGTAACATTGCATTATCACAGCTATCACATAAAGTAACTACTTATAATGTTCCTTTATCTTATCAATCTAAAGAAGTTTCATTTCATGAAAGAGCTGACGATGGTGGTACAAACGGATTGAACACACCCTACTTAACAGAGAGTTATGATTCTTATAAATTAGAAACTCAAACTCTTGATAGTTACATAATAGAAAATATAGGTTTAATTAAAATAGATGTCGAAGGACACGAGTACGAAGTACTACAAGGAGCAAAAAGAACTATAATACAAAACGAATACCCACCTATTATATTTGAGTGTTGGGACATTCCAGAACTAAAAGAAAGACTATGGGCATTTTTAAAAGATATGGGATATACTATATCCAGTGCATCTTCATTAGAAATGTATATAGCACACAAGGAGAAACAATGAAAGACGAATTCTATGAAAAAGTATACACAGAAGATGGTATGGAAAAATTACATACCGGACAAATTAGAGCAGCTACAGTTAGAACACCCTCTATTGTAGTAGTAGACCATTTCTTTAACGACCCAGACGAGGTAAGAAACTGGGCTATTGGGGAATGTAAATTTAAAAATCCTGAAGACCACGGAGCTGTGGGTTATAGGAGCGAAGAAGGAAGAAAAATATTCGACAACACAAAAGAATGTATAGAAAAGATTATGAATGGTAAAATAGTTTCTGGTTCTCAACACGGTGGTTGGGACTATAGTACTAATGGTTGTTTCCAATGGTGCCCAGCTGGAACACCTATTGTTTATCATGCAGATAGTCAACAATACGCAGGAGCTATATTTTTAACTCCAGATGCACCTAGAGAAGGAGGAACTAGCTTTTGGAGACACAAAACTACAGGTTTAGACTGGATGCCACAAACAGATGAAGAGTGTCAAAAATACATGGGACGGTCTTGGCAAGAAGTACATAATTTAATGTTTGGTAAATACGAAGATAATGAAGCAAACTTCTTAGATGGTACTGAGTGGGAAAAAACAGATGAAGTAGCAAACATATACAATAGGTTAGTAATCTGGGATGCTAGAAAAGTACACTCAGCATCTGCTTACTTTGGAGATAATATTCATAATAGTAGACTATTTCAATTATTTTTCTTTAACCTAGAAAGGGAGGAAGACAATGTCGAGCACTAAATGGACTGCCAGTCACATGAGGTTAAGTCCCTCTAAGATTAATACATACCTTAAATGTCCTAGAGAGTTCTATTATAATTATATAGCTAAGTTACCTCAAAAGAAAACTATACATTTATTTAGAGGTACACTAGTCCACCAAGTATTAGAAGACTTGTTTAAGAAACAATTCAAGACATTACCTCAGTGGGAGAAAGGAGTCCCTAAACTTTGGGTACAAAGACAGTTTGAAGATGGATGGGAAGAAAAGATAGCTAAACATAAATGGTTATGGGAAGTACACACTAACGAAGAGATGGATGCGATGTACANAGAAACNGAAGCNCTACTACAGAACTTCGTCGACTCCGTCGACAAGAAACTAACTGAGATGGTTTCGTGGAAGATATATAAGAATAAACAACAAGCATGGAACGCAGTAGCACCTAAGTATGCTGAGAAATGGGTTAAGTCAAAAGAGTATGCAATAGTAGGAGTCATTGATGTTGTATGTAGTGACTTTGATGGTGGTACTACATTGCTCGATTATAAAACGAGTAAGCGCTACGGAGCATACTTACCAGAGGAATATTATCGCCAGTTGATTATCTATGCTTTCTTATACACATTAGAGATGGGCGAGATGCCGACATTCGTAGGCGTTAATTACCTCCGCTTTGATGATACCTTTTTCGTTAAGGTTAATCAAGAAGTGCTTGATGAAGCTAAAGACTTAATTAAGATGGTACATGACTGTATAAAGGAACGCGAAGAGTACGAAGATAGATATGAGCAAAAGCCTCAGAATTTATGTAAGTGGTGTTCTTTCCATAAAAGTAACGGTGGGCCTTGTGACGCTGAAGTACCTAAGTGGGAACCTAAGTTTAAGAAACGTAAAAAAGAAAACTATTCAGACATTGATACATCTTTGAAAAAAGAGTTAGATGTAGAATCGCAATCACAGTTTCCTGACTTCGATTAAGGACAATCTTTAAATACCAGCGTCATGTAAATAAATACATGGCGCGCGATGATTATGGAGCTATCTCTGTAATCTCTGATGAAGAAAGAGAAGCATTAGGGATAGGAGGTAGAAAACCTGATGAAGATGATGAAGGTCTTTTTGAGACTATCGGAAAGGCTGGAGATAAACTTGGTGAGACACAACTAGGTAAAAAACTTGGTTCAATTCTTACAGTTTTAATTATAGCCTTTTTTGGAGGCGGAGGAGATTTAAGTGCGTTTGAAGACATTTTCGGAGGAGAGGAAGAGCCCATATCAAAGGGTGGATGTATGGACGTTTCAGCTGTCAATTATAAAAAAGATGCAACTTTTGACAATGGTAGTTGTGTATTCCCTCCTCCTGTTGTGTATGGATGTACTAACCCCGATGCAGATAATTATAACCCACAAGCTACTCATGATAATGGTAGGTGTCAGTTCCTTGGCGGACCAATAGACAATGGCACTGGTAATCAAACACAAACCAATGAAACAGTTTATGGTTGTATGGATATAGAAGCACAGAACTACAACGACCGAGCTGAAGAAGATGACGGTAGTTGTGAGTATGAAGAATACGAATGTACATCTAACCAAACTTATTATTACAATGGTTTACAATATGGAAACTATTCTAGAGAAGACAACTCTTTAAATATTACAGTAGATATAGACACCAACTGTGACCAAGATACACTACCTGTAATGATATGGTATGACGTAGGTCATATAAAGGTAGAAGATAATGAAACAGTATGGAACGGTTATATGTATAACAATTACTTTTTTAATATTACTGGATGGGAAGAGAACGAACATCAGTTAAGTTCTGGTCCAGAATATTTTACCTCACCTTATACTGGGTGGTATACTATTTATACTAGCTTGTATGCAGATTGGGGAAGAAATGGAACGTATGAATACGTTAGCTCTTGGTGGGCGACTGATATAACACTGGAGGAACCATGAAACGATATAAGAAACTTTTAGAAGCTATAGGGGAGGAAGAAGAGTGAAAGCACCACAAATGCTCATTCTAACCAACATGTTAGCTAAACTTATATCAGAAGTAGATGACTTAAAAGCAATGATTAGAGATTCAGTAAACGAATCCTTTTTAGACAACTACAGTGGAGTGGATGAGGAGGAATGATTGAATGGATTGTAATACTAGAAATATTAGCAGTTCTAATGGCTTTATTGGCCGTTGTGCTTGCTTTCGGGGTACTTGTGAATTTTGCGCGCCACGCATTAAGAAAAAGAAAACCTCAACTAGTAGAAGTGCCAAAAGAAAAAACAAAAAAGGAGATACCAAGAATGAGTAAAGAAAAAGGAGAAGGAGTAACCTTCAACGATATTTTTATGTTTATGATTGCTGTACCTTTAGTTTTACTTTGGGTTGGGTTTGCTGGATTTGTTATACACACAGGACTTAACAATTCAGCCGTCCTTGAAAACATTGAAGCATATACAACTTTGATAGCTATATTAGGTGGGCCAGCCCTTCTGATTATTAAAGATGCTTTAGATGTTTGGAAACAAGAACAAGCTGAGAAGACTGCATTCTATAAGATAAAAGCACAAGCTGTTATCGATTATAACGATGCTGCTCAGAAACAAGACCAAATGATAGAAACTAAGGCACAAGAACAAGAACATAAAATGGAGACAAAAAAATGATAGAACATACAATAAACGGATGCTGTGACAGCACATGCAGTTGTGACTGCTGTAAAGACGAGGAATAAACATGCCTACAGAAAAACAATACAAATCAATAGAAGCAGGTGAACATTTTCACGGAAACAACCCAGACATGGAGTTAGATTTTGCTAAACCAACAAAAGCTGAAATAGATGAAATGGCTTATCACAAGCCTATTACATCTTTTAAAGAAGCTATACCAGCAAATAAACCTAGCACAGAAGAAATGTATATGGGTGGTTACGAGAATCAAACACCTAACGTCAACTTTGCAGATGACGCACCAAGAGTAAAAAACTCAGATAGGAACACACAATAGGTCAACCATGGCAAGTGTATATAAAACAAATAAAAAAGAGAACATTGACAAGACTCTTACAATGCGTAAGAGTGGTTCTGGGGAAAAAGTTTTTAGCCATGTAGGTGGTAAGACCCACGCTTTAGAAAAGAAAGCTATATCTAAAAAAGAAGCTCTCAAACAAATCAGAGACGTAACTGAAATAGAAATAAGAGAAAGACACGGTCACCACATAGGCAAAAAGCAACATTCTAAAAATAAATACAAATAGGAGTTAGTATGGCTAAAAAAGGTTTATATGCTAACATACATGCTAAACGTCGACGCATCAAAAAAGGTTCTAAGGAAAAAATGAGAAAACCCGGAACTAAAGGTGCGCCTACTAAAAAACAGTTCAAAAGAGCAGCTAAGACTGCCAAGAAGAGGACTTACAAAAGGAAGAAGAAATAATGGCACCTAAGAAGAAAACAACAGCAGTTAAAAAGAAACAAGCAGCAGCACGTAAGAGAAAGGGTGGTTCTAACGTAGGAAAGTATAAAAAAGGTATAGCATTTGCTGGACCTTCAGGGGGAGCTCCCAAAGGTAGTTTTCCTATCAATACACTAAAGAGAGCTAAATCAGCTCTTAAGTTAGCTCACAATGCTCCACGTCCTGCTGGAATTAAACGAGCTGTATATAAGAAATATCCAAGTTTAAGACCAAAGAAAGGAAAAAAGAAATAATGGCACCTAAAAAGAAAAAAGATGCTAAATTAACTAGAGCAGGAGTATCAGGTTATAACAAACCTAAAAGAACCCCTAATCATCCTAAAAAATCCCACGTAGTTGTAGCTAAAGAAGGAACCAAAACTAAACTAATTAGGTTCGGTCAACAAGGCGTTACTACAGCAGGTAAGAAAACAGACAAGAAATCCAAAGCCCGAAGAAAGAGTTTTAAAGCGCGTCACGCTAAGAATATTAAAAGGGGAAAGATGTCTGCTGCATACTGGGCTAATAAAGTTAAATGGTAAGCTTTATATAGGTAGAGCTTCTAATTATGTATGGGCTCTCGCCTTAGGGCCATTGCCTCACAGGTTCTTATCGCAAGTGCCACGTGAGAGTCCCAATATGGAAATATCAATATATGAATGAAACAAATAATAACACAGCCGCAAATGAGACAGCAGATGATGGAAACATAACTGCAATTCTCGAGACTGTAGAAGAATCTGGAATGTTAGATGCATTAATGGATGAACCATTATTAGCAGCCTTAGCTGCTTTAGTATTAGGTCTAGGAGCTTATGTAGCCTATACCGTACCAGCAGTTAAAGAGTTAGTCTTTAAATACTTAAAGAACAATGAAGCTGAATTGATGGATTTACTTGATAAAAATCTAACAAAAGCCCAGATAAAAGCTTTTGAAAAGCTAGACGAGACAGCACAAAAACACGTTAAAGATTCTTTAGTTCGTAATGTTTTAATTACTGCTTGGGATGAAAAAGACGATGAACTTGCTGCCTTAGTAAAGTCCAAAGTCAAGGCTAGTCTTGATGAAGGCAAAGCGCTTTGAACGTAGAGGAATACGAGCAAAGATTACGTCAGAGGGTAGGAGAAGCTGAATATGAACGTCATAAAGAGCTTGTCCGTCTTCTGGCGCGCAATCTTGCTCTTGAAGATATATTGTGGGAAGAAATTCTTGTATGTATTCGGGATGTTAACGCGAGAACAGAGCTCTTGCGTCAAAGAAATACAATCGTTAAAGACATACATACTGAATTCAGAGCATTAAATATTGAAGTGCCAACAACTGTAGAGAAAAATACTGAAGCATTTGCTTCGTTTTTAGGAGAATTATCCGATGACGAAACCCAAAAGCCCTCTGAAGAGCCTGTTGACAGGTAAAGGTGGATTAGATTCACGCTCTTTAGAGAATATATTCAAAAGTTGTAGACGAGATAAAGAAAAAATGCGCAAATTGCTTAGAGCTTTTTGTACAACATATTTAATTGATGGTAAACAACGTCCTTTAAAATTAAGACCACTACAAGAAGATATAGTATTAGAATGTTTAATGGAAAGAGATGATGGTAAACAAACCAAATTAGCTATCTTAGCTCCACGAGGCAGTGGGAAATCGTTCGCATTGTCTGTAGCGGTAACTATATATATGTTTTTTAATAGATTTAGAGATTTAGTATTTATACTTGCTCCTACAGAAGACCAAGCAGCTTTAATATTTAATTATTGTTATAGACATTTTGCTGATAACCCTTTTTTGAATGGCTTAGTTAAGAATTATCGTTTTCATAACAAGCCCAATATAACACTTAAGGGGGGCACAATAATGCGTAGAGCTCCATTAGCGCCTAGTAACCAAGGTCAAGCTATACGAGGGCAACACCCTACTTTCTTAGTTGTTGATGAGTCTCCACTCATCGACGATAAGTTGTTCATTGATAATGTAGAGCCTTCTATTGTTGCTAATAAAGCTCCTTTTATTAATTTGGGTACACCTAAGTCTAAAGATAACCACATGTATAAATATTTATATGACGACGGCTATGCAGATACTTTTAAAAGATTACACTATACATGGAGAGATGCAGTGAACAAAGGTGAAGCTTATTCAGCACCTTACACAGACGAAGAAATGTTAGATACAATGATGGAGTGGGGAGAAGACTCCATACATTGGCGAACTGAATATGAATGTGAATTTGTAGAGTCGGTATCGAATGTGTTTAATGCAGAAAAAATAAAAAGGTGTTATGATGATTACAAACTTACTAGGTTGGATGGGGATGGACAGTCGGGAGGAAGCAATATTAATGTTAGTGTTGACATTGGCAAATCTGTTAATTCTACTGTCATTAGTGCATGGTCCCTTGATAAATCTGACAAAGAAAATATTGCACGACTTATTTACGTTGAAGAAATCAACCCCAGAACTGGTGGACATGATATTCCATACCAACGTAAACGTATTATGGATGTTGCCCTTGGTCTTGGGGCTACTCGTCTCATTGTGGACTGTACTGGTATTGGTGGTGCGGTTGAACAAGACTTACGGATAGGGTGTTTAGATGCTAATATACATTTTGTGGCGTTTGTTTTTACAGGTGGTCCCAAAGGGACTAAAACTCAGATGTACAGAGATTTCCAATCATATATTCAACAAGGAAGAGTAAGAGTACCTAATCCTGAAAACTTACCTGCTAATGAAGCTAAGTTAATTCACAAGTGGACAAGAGAACATATTGATTTAGAATATACAATGGATGCTGCTGATAAAACTGAAAAGATTTCAGCACCAAGTGGTAAACACGATGATTATTGTGATAGTTCTGCAATGGGGTTACATGCTACTTTAAGTATGCTACCTATGACAGGAAACTATGGTGCAGGTGTTGTATCTAGACCAATAAGTAGAAATAACGCTAATAACGCAGGAACCTATAGTAAACGGCCACTTTTTGCGACAACTAGACGCAATCCTAGACTTTTAAAGCAATCCTTAAGGGGAATCTAACAAAAACTTTATATACCCATCAGAGTTAATTATAAATAGCCATGTCGTTTATAGATAGAGTTAGACGCACTTTTGCCCGAGTTGGTGGCAATCCTGCGTATAAAAAAGACGACCCACGAAGTTACGGTGCGGGAGTAATTCAAAGACTTAAAATAAATAAGGGATTCGGTGGATTTGCACAAAATAAGGACTATGAGCCACACATTGGTAAAAATAGAACTTATATGAATGTTTACCTATCAGACCCTATTGTAAGAAGTCTAATTGATTTACCTTGCTTGTATGCTGTCAAAGATAATTTTGATATAGTTACAGCCGATGACAATGTAAGGGAAGAGTTAGAAGAAATGTTCCGTGATATAAATATTGAACATATTTTATATGGATGGATAAGAAATGCTCGTATTTTTGGTACAGGGTATTTAGAATGGACAGGAGATAATTTAATTGTACGTTCTAGTCAAAATATGTTTGTTAAAAGAAATGAGCACGGACAAATAGAATATTATTATCAAAAAATAGGTGATGATGAAGAAAACGTTAGGTTTGAAGAAAGTGAGATTATAGAGTTGAAAAATAATCAATTCGATGATTTTGCTTATGGTTTATCAGATATACATCCTATTCTCTATTTAGTGGATTTAAAAGATTATGCAGAAAGAGATATTGGTGCAGCCCTTAATAAATATGCATCTAGTCGATTTGATGTATCATGTGGTTTACCAGATATGCCATATGGTCCAGATAAAATTAATGAAATTGTAGATGCTTTTAATACTTTAGCGCCCGGTGAAGATATAATCCATGGAAACGACATAACTATCAAAGAGTTACAAGGTACACAACGTGCTTTTGAATATGGTAAATATACAGATGATATATTAGATAAAATTCATTTAGCATTAAAAACACCAAAAACAATGTGGACAGACCCTGAAAAGGCTCGTCCAATATTTGAACCTTACGTTAGATACCTACAAACAATGATAGAGGGAGCACTTAATTCCCAGCTGATGCCTCAATTAGAGTCAGGCGATGCTAAATTTAAGTTTAGGCAAATTAATACAGATGACGCATTCACTAAAGCTAAGACAGATATGATTTATTTGTCAGAAGGTGTATTATCACCCGGTGAAGTGAGAGAGGAAAGAGGTCTTGACCCTGAAGGAGTAGCTGAACTAGATATGGAAACTTCTGAAGATATTAAGGCATCACCAATCAAACAAGAACAAAGTGATAAGAATGCTAATATTTCTGGCGGAAAAAACGAAGATAAGAAAGAAGAATCCGCTAGAGCACAAAATAGGGGAAATAAACCCTCCGCAAACGCAACAGGAGATAGAGCATGACATTCGACAAATGTATGTTAGACACAAAAGCTAACCTGAAGAAAAGGGGTTTTGATAACCCCGAAGAGATTGCAGCCGGCATGTGTAGCATGTGGGCTCATGAGAATGGCGTAGAGCGGGAATTTGCAGAGGGCAAAAGTACTGAACCTGTTCGTAGGTCATTCGCATTAGCAGTGGCTGACGGTGAAGATATGACATTTTCCAGCGATGAGGGAGTCGACTCTGTATCATTCCCAGTTATCGCTATTACATCCGGACCTCATGAATATGAGGTTGACGGAGAAGAACATAAAGTTTATATAGAAGGAGGTATGTTGAAAGATAGTTTAACTAAATTTTCAGAACTCCCCATATATGTAGACCATCAGAGAACAACTGAGGACCTAATCGGCATGGCAACGAAACCTGAGTTGGTCGAGATGGACAATGGAAAGACCGCAATCAAGATGTTGGCAACAGTATCTAATAAACATGGCCGCGGTCAAGAGGTAATGAATAAAGTTAAGGAAGGAGACATGACACATGTTAGTATTGATTGGTTTTCAAATGATATTGACGTCATGGGTGACAATTATGCCACTAATATT